AAAGTTTCTAATCGTTCAGTTAAAACTATTAATCGCAAGCAAACACAAGATAGTAATGCTAGTTTGTTATTACTATTATTTATGCAATCTCACTATAACACAAAGGTTCGTAAGTTAATTAACCATGAATTGATGGAGAAAGCTGAAGAAGAGAAGGATGAAACTGTAAAACAGTACATTAATAACAGTAGAGATGTGGGAAAATGGATATATTTGGCTAGTTCTCATGCTGATTCAGCCAAAGACCATGCTCCATACCAAGGTAAATTGTATTATGATGATAAAGCACCTGATGAAATACAAAATTATGCTAAAAAACATGGATATAAAAGTATTCAATGGGTGATGAGCGGTCCTGTTTGGTTTATAACTAGACCGAATTGCAGACATTTCTTTAAATCTTTACCTCTAGATGTTGTAAAACAGTATAGTGTTAAAGAATTACAAAGAAGATATAAAACACACAGGTTAGTTGGTGATAAATCACTATCAACACCAGTGAAAGTTGTAATTGAGGAGTATGTAGATAGATTACATATGCTTAAAGCTATGAATTCTGAGTATTCAACAGAAAGATTACGCCGAGAAATACTAAAAACTGAATTATTAATTAAAAAATGGAAAAATATTCTTTAAATTTTTGAGAAACCATTATACAATATAGTTACTTGATAGTGAGGTTATACTATAATGGAAGAAAATTTAACTCCAGGTAATGAGGGTACTGGAACCCAAACAGAAGCAGGTAATTCTATTCCTGCAAGTGAACAGGGACAAAAACCTGTTGAAAGAACATTCACCAAGGATGAAGTAAATGAGTTAATGAAAAAACGCGTTGAGCGTAGTCACAATTCATTTTTCACAAGATATGGTGTAAAAGACTTAAACGAATTAGATAATTTAGTTGGTCAATCTCGCTCTTACGGGCCACTAAAAGAAAGATTTGATGAGCTAGAAAAAAATCATAATGAGTTAACACTTACTCATAAAGATTTAGCCAAAAAGTATGCTTACAAAACAGGTAATATTGATGAAGGTCGTATTGCTGATATTGAAACATATTTCAAAGGTAAGGGCATTGAAATTGACGAGAGTACATTAGCTGAAGAATTAAAAACTCATCCTGAATGGGCTAAGAAGGCTGCTATCGTTAGGAGTATCGGAGCAGAAGCTACTCCAAGTCCAAGCGTAGATGAGAGAGAATTAGCTTCTAAGTATTTCGGAGTTAATTTGAAGAAAAGGAGATAATTATGCAAGTTGAAGAATTACTCGCAATGCTCCAAGAAAAAGGTTTAGATGATGACCAAATTAAAGGCTTGTTAAAAGATGCAATGGATACTCTAGACAAAGATTTCAAAGAGCATGATGAAAAACAAAAAGGCGCAGAAGACGCCGAAGCGGCTGAAAGAGCCGAAGCATCTAAATATTTAGGTGTTAATTTATAAGGAGGTCATAAAATAATATGGCATTATTCGCAGGAAGTAGTTACGATGTAATTACTAAATTTTTACCAGATGCTGTTGATGAATATTTCGTTGCTGAATCTAAAACAGTTATCTTAGAAAACGGTTCTAAATTCATTGATGTGAATTTCGATGAAGCAGGATATGTTAAAATCGCTGATTTCTTACTCGATGGATTGAGTGATTACTACAAGACCCAAGTTGAACCAAGACCAGCTTCTCCAGCAGGCTATGCTGCTTATGCAGGTAACTTAGGCGAAGGTGAGAGAGATGGTTTCGATATTGGTGGTTCTGATATCACTTGGGAAATCTTCAAACTTCAATGGTGCAGAGGTCGTCAATTCCGTATTGACCACATTGCCAATGAAGAAACAGGTAAACTCGTCACCGGTGGTATTATTGAGAAATTCCACAGAGAAAAAGTTATTCCAGAAGTCGATGCTTGCAGATTCAGTGTTATTGCTGATGCAGCTTCCATTTCACTCGGTAACTTAGTTACTGAAACTGTTGACCCAACTAGCGGTGACCAATACATTAACGAAGGAAACATTTTAAGTAAATTCTTCGCAATGAGAAAATACTTAGTTGAATCCGAAGTTCCTCTTGAAGACCTTGTTTGGTTCGTTAGCCCAGATGTCTATGCTGTTCTTGTTAACAGTGAAAAACTCACAAAATTCATTACACAATCTGATTACAAATCTGATTCAGGATTAACCATCCAAGTCAAGAAATTCAATGATGTCCCAATCATTGAAGTTCCATCAAGCAGATTCTTCACCAATGTTGCAACTACTAGAAATGGTTACCAAGCTGTTTCTACTTCCAGAGGCATTAACTACTTAATGTGTTCTAGAAAAGCAGTTGTCCCAATCAGAAAGATTGAGCACAGCAAAATGTATGGTGAAGATATGGCAGGTATCGCTGGATTCTACGGCACAATGATGAACTATTTACTCTATCATGGTGTTGTTATTCCAAAAAACAAAGCCATCGCAGTTTACTGCTCTGTCGGTGCTAACTTAGCAACTGCTAAGACTAACATCTTACTCGTTGACTTAAGAGCTGGTGCTGATAGCGGTTCTACTATCTTAAAAGCCTTCTTCACAAGACCAAGTGCTTTAAGAGGTACAGTTTGCTACAGCGCTACTGATTCATTCACAGTTGGTTCCGCAGTTAGTGATGTCGATGACAGTACTGACCCATCCTCTAATCCAGTTAGTTGGAGTGTTGGAGTACAAAAGACCATTTCACAATCAACATTATACTTCGGTTTAGTTGATTACAGAGGTATTTGTATCGCGAAATCTGCTGCTGTTACAGTTGTTAAAGCTGCTTAATCAGTAACATAATCAAAGGCCTGAATAAAATCAGGTCTTTTTTTATTGTATAAAACAATATATAATTATAATGAGGTATAAAATTATGGCAGGATGCAGTAAAAAACAATATGCAGTTATGATGTCAGCTGGCGAAGAAGGAAAGAAACTCGCTTCTGAAATGGGCAGCATGGAACAAGATAAGTTTGATGAAGCTTTCAGTGAATTACTAGAAAACGGTGCTTATAAACCAGGTGAAGGAGAATCTGAATATAAATCTGATGAAGATGAAGATTACGGAGAATTCGATGAAAATAATGAAGATGATTACGGTGATTTTGATTCTGATGAAATAGATTTGGAAAAAGAACCAAATCCAATGGATGAATTTAGCGGTCCAGATAAAAAAGGTCCTTCATATGCACAGTTAGAAGCAACTGATAACAAAGAAAAAATAATTAATTATATTAAAGAGCATTATTCTTTAGATGAAATTGACCCAGTAACTGGAAAACCATATCCTTTAACTGATTCTGATAGAGAAGACATTGAAGATGAAGTTGGTAAGATGGATGATGATACTTGGGAAAGCATTAAAAACGAAGTAAATGTTAAAGAAGAAAATAAATCATCTGATAAATCATCTGATAATTCAGAATATAGAACACCTGAAGATATGGTAGATGGTGAACTTAGAAAAATAGGATGGACCGATGAACAGATTCAAAAATTAACAAGAAAAGATTATGATTATCTTGCTGAAATGTATAAAAGAATTCTTGGATTAGATTTCACACAAGATGTTCATAATGTGAAGAATACAAAGGAGGATATGCAATGATTACAAAATTATCAAGTGCAAGTAAAGAAATTTTAGCAGAATATGTTCATGCTAATTGTAGAAGAATCAGTGATGATTGTGGACGATTAATGCACTACAATACTGCTCCAATGACAAAAGACCATATTATTGATGTTGTTATTGGTAAATCTCATGAATCAGAAGCTTTAGAATTTATCAATGTTAGACATCCAGAATTATCTGACCCAGAAGAATTATCTGATTCAGAAGAAGTATTATAATTATGAATTTACAAACTCGTTACATTACACCAGATGAATTTTTACAGTATTTTGGAATTGATTTAGGTGCTCAATTAAAAGGTAATGCTAATCCTAGTGATAAAGCCACTGCTTTCTTAATGAGAATTGAAGATAGAATGGAAGCTTTCTTAAATGCTAAATTTTTTAAGTTAGTTACTGATGAATATCCTTGTTTTACAGATTGGCAAAAAGAACAATACAAGAAAGCCTTACTAGAACAAGCGATTTACGTATTTCGTAATGGTGATATCAGTATTGATTCTGGTTATGAACCAGATGAAGGAATAAAAATCAGTCGTCATGCTATTGAAGAATTGTCTATTGCACCAAACGCAATGAATTATCTTAGATTGTGTGGATTGTGGAGCAGACACATTGGTCAATTCAGTTATTTCAGTGATTTATGGTTTGGATTCTAGTATGGGAACAGTAGATTTATTTCATAGTCGTAGAACAATGTTTGCTGAATGTAAATATTGGATTAGAGATGAACGAACATCAATAGGAAATGCTAGTGAATGGATACTAAAAAATACTCCATCTGGTACATTCTGGGCAAGAGAAATTAGTCCACAATATAATCAGCAAAATCAAGTACATAATGTATTTATGTTGGATAAAAACATGATTACACTAGAGTCTGATGATGATTTAAGTGAAATATCCAGGGGTTGTGTCGTGTTGTATAATGGTCATCCATGGATGGTCGATAGTGTTCAAAGACAAATTCACAGAAAAGAGTCTGAATTCAATGTCGACGTGGATTATAAATACATAATTAACATGAGAAGAGGTTAAAATGACTGATTTACAAGAAAAATTGCAGTTTATGTTATTTTATAACTTAGTAATGCAATCACCTGTATTATCTGGTTCTATGCAATCCCATATTCAATTAGGCTATGGAAATGATGGATTTCAGATTGTAATTGATGCTCCGTTCTATGATATGAAAGAATGGCAAAAGAACAAAAAATTAGTATACACTGGTAAAAATATTAATGGTGTAACAGCTTATGCTAACATGGTTAATGAATCAGGTGGTTTTGGAAGACACAATAAATCAGAACACTGGGTTAATAGAGTTATAAATGATTGTTGTAATATATTAGCATCAGAGATAGGAGGAGAAGTAATCAATGAACTTTCGATTTAAAAACTGGTTAACAGAAGTTTTATATGAATTCAAAAACAAGGATTACAAAGAATTGAATTTTGAAATTGTTGAAGAACAAGATTTTTTGAAATTAACACAGTACGAACCAAGTAAAATTTATATTGTGATTAAAGAATTATCTGATAACAAAATGTTTCAGAAAGTTAATATTCAACCTATTCAAATTTTAATTTTGTGTGAAGAAAATTCTCAGATTATGACACAAACTATCTTTAATACAATTGCAACTAACTACAACATGAAAGCATACTTTGAAAATGGAGAATTTGTTAAGTTTATTTTTACAAATCCAGTAGTTGCTAGTAACTTTAATGAAATATCAAGTGGTTATAGAAGTGTTTTGTATATGACTTGTCAGTTGTATATGATGGATAACATACCAGATGTTACAGAAATTGAAGTAAATAGTGAAAGAATAAATGTTTTGAACTTTAATATGAATTATGTTATGACTACTAGCACAAATCAGTTTCCGGTTGCACCTAATCCAGAATACATTGCTCGTTCAGTAAAAACAATTAGTTGTTTGAATATTGGTTTTACTGCTATTTTAGAAAATAACGAATTACTTGCTAGTTTATTAGATATTGTTGATGAACATTCAGATGGAGAAGAAACATTCTTTTTGTCTTTCAAGATAGGTAGTAAAAAAATAACTAAAAAGATGAAATTGAATCAATTAACAATGGCTAGTGCACCAAATGATGTTCCATCATGGCAAATAGGATTTATAAAATGAACAACGATGGTAAAATTTATATTATTATAACCGATGATAGAAATGGCGGAAAAGCACCTGGACTTCAACCGAATGTTATTCAAACAACAAGTAGTTCCGGAAGTTCTAATTCGTCTGGTTCAAACATGGTTTTAAGTTATGCTGCTCATAAGTTTTTTGGCTTAATTGAAAGTGAAGCAAAATCAACAATGTTATTTTCACTACATAATGTTGGAAATTTAACAGGTGACTATATTGAACAAAAGGATATAAATCGAGGATTACAATCACTTAATTTTTTATCTTCAATTGGTACGGCCGCAATAGCTGGTACTACTACATTTGGACCAATAGGAGGTATAATTGCTGCTACTGTTGTTACTGCTTCAAAAATATTTTCGAGTTTAAGAGAAAATCGACTAAATATTATCGAAAACAACAAAGTTAATTACAGTATTGAACAATTAAGAGCTAGAGCCGGCTTAAATGTACTTACAGATGGAAGTAGGGGGACATTAGATTAATATGTTATTCTGTTATATCGAAAATAAAAATAATAATTCTAGTTATCCTGTTGCTGAAGGTGCTGTTTTAAAAGAAAATTTAAATGAAACACTAGACTCTGGTTCAATTATTATTCCGCAATTAAACGAAAAAATTGATATTGAACCTTTTGATATAGTTGTTATTTATTCTGAAGATAGCGCTATATGGAAGAGATTCTGTGTTGATAGATATCAATGCAAACAAACAGCCTTTTTTAGTTCTCCTAAATATGATTATGAAATAACACTATTTAGTGAAACAAAAGTACTTGAAGGTATATTGTTACCTAGTTTGAAAATTACAAAGTTGATAGGTCCTTACAAAAGAGATGTTTTTGTTTACTTGCATGAATACTTAAGACAATACGGTATATACACTGATTCAGATGAAGTAAGCGGTAAAACTGAACCAAGATTTTCATTTGGTCACAATATTTTAGATGAAAATGATACTGTTCAATCTCGATTTGGAAATATAGAATGCCCAGAAATGCAGTGGAATAATCCAAATTTAAGAGAAGTGTTGAATGATTTAATGATGGTTGATGATTGCATACCTGTTGTTCAAAATAATGTTATAAATTTTATTGACCTTAGTGAGTCTCTTGATGAAATTAGTGATGAGAAAAAAGAATGGATTAATTATATAATTGAATCACAATCTTCTGACGATTATGTTAGTGAATTAAAGATGAATTTAGTTAATGCAGTAAATAATGATGAAGGAACAGGTCCATATAATGAACCATATTCAGAAAATTTACCAGAAGATGTAACAGTTGTTTCAGAATATATTGGTTTTAGAAATAGTTCAACCTATTTAGTTACAACTGAAAATATGAGACTAGAAACAACTTATCCAATATGGAATTTACTTTATTGTGCATTAGTATTACCGGTCATGGCAAGGACTATACCAGTTGATGAAAATGGTGATTTCTATTATGATGAAGATACACAAGAAGTAATTACTGTTGATGAATGTATTCAAACAGAATTTGTATTAAAATCATCTGATAAAAATTTTATTTTAGAAAAAGGTATCTGGGAAACAAAAAATGTTTATTATGCTGGTAATAATGACACAGTAGGTCTTTCAGATGAGTATCAGAATACATGTTTGTATTACACAAGAGGTTCAAACATAATTGAAAATTTTAATAGAAAACAGGAAGGATACACTGGATTCATTCCAGACAATGTTTCTGTTTATGAATTAATGATAGGTAAAAGTGATGATAACGAAGATATCAGAAATCAGTGGAAAAATGCATTTTTAGCTGAAGTTAAAAAAAGACATCCTGAGTATTATGATTTTATATTTTCATACACTTACGTAGGACCTATTTTACCATGGAGCAATCAAAACATAGATGATTATGATACGAGCAAATATAATAGAGCAAAATTTGTTGTTGTATATCAAGCACAGGACAATCTAACATTTAAAGCAAGTAAATCAACTTTACCTAGTAATAAAAGAGAAGTTACTGACAATCAAACAAATTCTTACATAGATGTCAATAAAGTAGGTTTGTTGGAATATTTAAAAGCAAATAGATTAGGAAATAAAGTGGATTTAATTACAGGAACTTGTAATTCTATTTCAAATGTTCCATCTTTAGCGGAAAAAATAAACAATAAGATAGTATTTTCTACAGAAATATCTGTTTATAACAACCACATTTCATACACTTGTCAAAGTGTTGCTGGTTATGTCTTAAAAGATTATTTTACAGGAGTTAAAGCAAAATTAAGAAGTTGGAAGATAGTTGATGGAAGTGAAGCATTCTTAAGAGCTGATTTAATAAAATACTATATTAATCCAGAACAGATGGAAACAATTTCAAATGATAGAAGAATTATCCCTGTGTATGATAGTGTTGAAAAATATCTAGAACACTTTAAGTACTGTTGTATCTATTTTAATAGTATAGAAGGAAACATTCCTAGTCCTGCACAAATTACATATAATGATGTTCAATGTGGAATAAACAGATATTTAGTTGAATTTAATAAGAGAAGAGTTGGAAATTCTGCTTGTTTTACAATTAAGATGCAAGACAATGCAATTCTTGGAAAATATGTGTATAGTAAAGATGACAATGAAATGGGAATGCAACAAAAAGATTGTTTTTATACAGATTCATTTGGTGAAAATGAAGGTGGCTTCATATATTTCTTTGAAACTCTCGACCCTTTAGTTCCTGGATTATCAGATGAGATAGAAGATTACTGGATAGAGTATCCAGATAGTGTTAACAATTCCAAGTATACAAGGTCTGCTTGTCTTAGACCTGGAATTAATTCTGCTCAAGTATCAGATATTGTAGCTAAAATACCTTTTACATTTAAAAAAGATAGCCAAGAAATCACACAAATTACTATTCAGTTCGAAATAAATAATTCTGCAAATGATATTTTTATAGGAAAAAAATAATTTTTAATATATAATAATTACGAGGTAACAAAATATGGCTAAAGTAGTACTAGAATTAGAAAGACAACCTAAAGAGAATGATATTCTTGTGTATCATGATGGTAAATTTAAACCAGTTCAAAGTGATGTATTCTATGGTAATACATTAGAAAAAATAAAAAACTTAGAAAATGATTTAAGTTTGTGTATTACAAAAATAAATGATATGCAAGTTGAAATTAAAATGCTTAAAGGAGAAGAATAATGAAAAAAATAAAATATGTACTTTTAAGTTTATTGTTTGCTGGTGGAATTTCATTAGGTATATGCTATATAGTTATGCCTGAAAATACTAAAGCAGCAATGGATGTTGTTATCGGTTATTTAAACACTCCACTTGGTATTGCTGGTGGAACTATTGCTACAGCTGGCGGAATTGGCTATTTAATTTTAAAATATGTTGTTTTAGTTGCTCAAATTAAACACAAAAATGAAATCGAACAAGCAAAATTATATTTGACTGATAAAGTCAGTGAAGTTGATAAATTTTGTAATGTAATTGATAAAGAATTTAATGATGTTAAAGAAAACATGGAAAATGTTATCAAAGAATGCATAAATGCTTATGAGAATAAGGTAAAGTCCATGAATACGAAATTTGATTGCTTAGTTAGTAACTTATTTAATGTATTACAAAATGACCCAAGCGCAAAGGTTAGAGCTGCTGTTGAAGAATTTAAAGTTAAGTATGATGAAATCAAAGTTAAATCTGATATTTCAATTGGTAATGTTAATGATGAAATTAAAGCATATGAAGAAAAAAGAATGGCTGAAATTGAAGCAATTAAAGCTGATATGAATGCACTATATGATAAACTAAAGGAACTTGGTTATGAAAGAAAAGAAGAAATTAACAACAACACAGAAGAAGAATAGATACCGCGCTTTATCTTATTTATATCATGGAGCTGAATATGTTTCTATTTTGTCACCTTATATTATTTTAGGTGGTGTAAACTTTGATAAATGGTTTGTAAACAATCCAGAAAGTTGGAAAATTGGTTTAGGCGGAGCACTTGCATTAGCTATTCTTGGTATAGCAACATTCTTAGTTAGTAAGAAGAAAGAAGACTCTAAAGTAACTGATGGCTATATATCATTAATTCTTGGTTGGTTTGCTGTCGCATTTATTTTCTTGCTATTAGGTAGCATTATGGACCAAATCGCGGAAATTATGTTCTATGGTGGAATCGGATTACTTGGTGGTTTTGGTCTTGATATGGTGTCTAAATCATATAAGAAAAAAGCAGACTTATATAAAGAAGTTATTGCTAAAGTTAATAAAGAAACTCTTGAAGATGAAGTTCGAAAAGAAGTTGAAGCTGAAATGGAAGAAGCGAGAAGAAGGGCTGTTGATTAATAATGTTCAAAAAATATAAAACAATGAACCATGATGAGAAAAAATGGTTCCTCATTAAATTTATAGGTGGATTAGTATTTTTATTAGCTGGAGGCATATTCGGGATTGTGTCTTTAGCAATGAATGGTTGGAGTTTTATTGATTTTATTACAGACCCAACAACCGATTTAATATTTTTATGTTTAATTGCGGTAGGAATAATTATGTTAAGTACTTCTGAGGTAAAATAAAATGGAAGAAAAAGAAATTAAAAAACCAGAAGAACAACAAAATGCTTCAAAAGAACAACAAACTCCTTCAACATTTTGGTTTAAAGCAAAACAAGCATTAAACAAAGCACAAACTTCTAGATATATTGGATTACTTGGTGTTTTAGTAGCAACTGTTGTAATTTCTTTATATTCAGTTGGATGGGACCCAAATAAAATTGGTTGGAGTGTTTTCATTGCTAATGTTGCTTTACTTTTATTCTTAGGTATTTATGGTTTATTTTTTGGCGAAGGAGAAGGAACTAATTTCTTTAAAAAATCAATAACTGGAGCATATCAAGCTACTAGAGATTTATTTTTAAAAGTAGTTGATTTAATTCAAAAGAAAAATTATACAGATGCATTACCTGATTATATTGTGTGGAGATATGAACAAGATTATAAAAATACTTGCAAAATGAAAATGCTTTCTGTTAGATTATTTGACCACACAGTATTAGATTTAAGTGATGAACAAATTGAAGAATTAAGACATCATCCAATTAAAATTAATGATAACAAATATTATTCAATGATTAGTCAAAAACAATATGAAGTTATTCAACAAATAAAAAACGGTGAAGTATTTGTCGATTATATTGATGATTATAATTTCTTCTTAAATGATGAAAGTACTGATGGTGAACAACAAGCTACTCGTGTTAAAAATACTAATAAAAGAAAAGAAAAAATAACATGGAAACAAAGATTGTCTCGTATTCTTATGATTGTTGTTGTGGCTTTAATTGTTGCTGGCTTTATTAAAGAAATGCATGGTGGTGGTACTGAAGAAGCGCATCAAGAAGCAATTAGAAATTTAATTTCTAGATTATCAACATTAGTTGTTTCTATTGCTAGTGGTATTAATACTGCTAGATTATTAAATTTAGAAGATATTTTTGTTTTAAAATTTAAAACTTCTTATAATTCAGTTTTCTTAACTTGTATGGAGAATGGTTCATTTGCTCCAATGAATGTAGATGAAAAGGCTAAGAAAGATTATGAAGAATATGAAAAGAAAGAAAAAGAAGCAGCTGCTAAGGTTATCATTCCAGAAGTAATCGATGATTTACCTGAATTAGAAAATAAGAGCAACCAGATTGAGATGGTAAAATAATGGCTACATGGTTAATATATTTACTATCTATATTAGGTACCATATTCATTGGATTTCCAATAGGATACATAATTGTGTTTATGGTAATGGCTGTTATTCTACGAAATGAGGATTAAAGTTATATTTAAAATAAGAAAAAAATAATTTATAATAATAGTGAGGTAATAGATATGTACTTATATTTCAATGATAGAGGCGAATTAAAAGAAATTGTCAACGATAAAGCATTACGACAAGGTTCACAAGATTATAATTATATTTATGTTTTTGTAGAAGGTGTTAATTTACACACTAAAGATATTAGTTTTAGATATCAACTAGAAAGTGCTATTGATGAAAATTTTGTTTTACCAGAAGCTTGGTTAGAACCAGAAGATATTGTTGATAACATTGAAATACCATATGATGAAAAAAGAGATTTAAAATACTTTAAATATTACACACCTTATACATTTGCTAGAATTCCAACTAGTTTTGATGTTGGTGGTGTTTTATATAGTGTTTTATCTAAAGCTGGTTCAGTCTATCTTACAGTTTATTTAAATAGTGATGATGTTAATGCTTTAGGATTAATTACATTTAATGTTGAAAAAAGCGCTAATGGTTCATTAGAAATTCAATCAGAAGAATATATTAGTTTAGCACAATTTAATTATTTGAAAGAATTGATTGCTAGAAAAGAATTAAATCCATATGCCAATAATTTATTTACTGTTTTAGATGATATAAGTACCGCTGATTTAGACATTTATTCTGTTGGTAAATTATTTTATGATAAGGTCACTAATGCTTTTTATGAAAAAACAGAAGATGGATATGCTTATATTGGTGTACAAGACATAGCAATATTAGATACTGAATTTGACTCAACGATAGAAGGTTATCAATATGTTTATTTTTCTGAACTAGATATTGCTAAATTAAAAACAGCACCTAAAATTCTAGTCATAAGTGATGGTTTAAATTCATTTGTGTTTGGTTCTACTCGTAATCCAGCTTCAGCATCAGGTGGAAGGTCATATAGATGCACAACTGAATTTATTGGTCAAAATACATATGAAACTGGAAACGTTTATACAGTTAAATATATTCTGTTATCAATACCTTATGTTACAGTTAGTGAAACAGTTGGTACTTTTACAATACATAATGATAACATTCCTTCATTAGAATTAATAGAAGAAAGTTGCTTGAGAAGACAAGAATTGAATGTAAGCGGTAAAACTATCGCAGATTTATACAATGCTTTAATCGTTAAAGATAGAGTAATGCAAATTAGATTAAATGGTATTACAAATGCTGCTGGATATATTGGTTTTATTTCTTATGATTCAAACAGTGATAAATATTATCTTGAGTTAGAAAAATATGCAGCTTCTATTCGTTCTGCACAAGATAGATGGGTTGCTACTGCTATTGATGGTGATTTATTAGTAGAAGATGTTTTACAAATTGATAATGAATATTATGTTCCATATCTCAAAGAACAATTTATTGAATTTGATGACAATACTACACTACAAGATTTAGATAATAAAGTTGGTAATAGACCATTATTTGCTTGGTTACGTTATATGGGCGGAGTTGAAAATATTGATGAAGGATATTTCTTAACCAAGTTAGCAGTAAGTGGCAACAACATTGCTTTTGAAATGGAAAAATTAGTTGCTGGTATTGCTAGTTCAAGTAATAGATACGCAGGTTCAACATCAGGAACAACAAAATTAATCGATATTCTTAATATAGAATCAAACTATTATCATCCATATGTACTTGCTGAATACATTTATACTAAATCACAAACTTATACAAGAACTGAAATTGACGAAATTATTCAACAAACAGTTTCATCTAGTATTTCTTATCAAGGGACTGTTGCTAATTATGCAGCTCTAGCAAGTATTCAAAACCCAGTTAATGGGGGCATTTATATTACAGAAGATACTGGAAATGCTTATATTTATAGCGCAACAACAAGTACATTTGATTTGTTTTCATTTTCAGTTGATACTAGTACATTAATGGCACTTTCTGGTGACCAAACTGCTAATGGTAAAAAAACATTTAACGATGAAGCAACTTTTAATGATGGTGTTTGTTTTAATAATTCAACTTATGGAATGCAATTAAACATTATAAATAGCGTAAATTCATTTATAGCTGAAATAACAGATGGAAATACTTCAACAAGAATTATTTTTGGACTAACATTTATTGCGATACCAGCGGATATACTTCCAGATGGAAATCACTGTAATTTAGGTGGAAATGGTGCTAATTGGGAACATGTATATGTAGAAAATGTTACTGACGGAACTAATTCTACAACACCAGCACAAATTAAACAGTTAACAACAACTAATTTAAGTATTAACTGGTCAACATCATTACCTGATTCAGCACAACCACTAGAATCATTTGAAAATATTAGTGTTGAAGATTATGCTAAATTAACTGCATATCCTAAATTAAGCTCAATTACCATTGTAAATGCATTAGCATCTGTACCAGAAAAATGCTTTAAATATAAAGAAACAATTTTTGGCACTGGTTCAACAACTTTCTTAGTTTACGAATATTGTGATAATGATAACATTTATAAGATAACAATTGCAACCGCTGAGACTCCACAAACAGGAGCCGACCCAATTCATCAATCTACAATCAGTTGGAGTTCATTATCTAATATTGTTGAAGTTACTTCAACACCACTTGATTCTGACCAAATGACTAAACTTTCTTCAACTCCAAATGCTATTATGATTTGGAATGATGTTACTTTCTATAAGGAAGAACAAACATCTTCTTTCATTAGATTTGTTTGTGATTTAAATAGATATACAGATAACATGGGTCAACAACACAATAATTTAGTAGTTGTTTACTTAGATATTAGTACTGGTATTTTAACAACAAATGCATTACCAGAAAGTATATTTGTCAATAAAACATCATTATCAGTTGATGGTAATTCAACATTTAAAGATGTAATTGATTATGTAAAAACAAATGGAGCAATCACTAAAAATGAAACATTAGAAATATCATATTCAGTTATATGTAATATTGATACATTAGGTGGTTTTGATACCAATGAATTATGCATGATTTATATTCATGCTATAAGAAGCAATCCTACTGATGTTTGGACATATGATGTTATAAATGTAAGTAGTTTAGATAATGGAACACTTAGATGCATTGACCCTGTTTCAATTCAAGGTAATCCTATTACAAGTTCTAATATTGCTTCTAGAAATTATACTGCACAAACAATATTAAAGTATGTTGCTAGAAAAGCAGAAAATATTGCTTCTTTAGCCCCATACAATGCTATTAATACGGTACAAATTGCAACAGGATTTTATAAAACAACAATTACACTAGCAAGTGGAATTCCATCTCGATATTCTAATGGTAATATTTTAGTTAAAACAAGTACTGGAAATTATCCAGCAATTAAGAGAGACTCTACAACATTAATTATTTTTAATGATAGTAGTTCAATTGGTAGTGTTAATGGAATCGATGTTTATTATTAGTTATTCCAAGGAGGTTTATTAATATGAATGGAATGAATTTTAAACCCTTTATTTCAAAGTTATTAAATTCATTAAGCGACGAACAATTAGGAAACTTCGCTAAACTTATTGATAGTTATAGCGGAAGCTTCACAAATCGTTCTTTAATTGATGCTAATAATTTATTAACTACAAACGATAAAGGCATTGGATTGTTCACTATTCAGTTGGATAGAGAAACAATCAGAACTGGTTACTTAGTTTATAACGATGATTATTGTGTATTATTAAGTTATGTAAGTAACAGTGAAAGAGTCATGGAATATGAAATTGATATGACTCACAAAACTTACAAGGCTGTTAAAGAATTTTTAACAACTGATTATTTACGACATGAAGTTGCTGTTAAAGCTATTAATGTAGGAGAAGCAGTTACTGTTCAAGCAGATGATATTGAAAGTCCTGAAGTTCCTTTTGGACATGTAATTATGGCTGATGGCGATGGAGGAGCAGAATGGACAGATATTAATCTCGTTGGCGGTACTGGTGAACATGCTGTTAGACAGTATCCAGTTGTTGATTTAGAAAGCTTTCAATTTTCAAATCCAAATAGTTCTCACAATGATGATTTTGTAGGTATTGATGCTGCTGGTGAATATTCTTCTATGTTTGGTGGTAAATCAAGAGCTACAGGAAAAAGAGCACATGCTGAAGGTACTCAGACAATTGCTGAAGGTAATTATTCGCATACAGAAGGTAATAATACAACTACGACTCCTGTTGCTCATAATGGACATGCTGAGGGCTTACAAACTACAGTAAGTGGTAGTAGTGCACATGCTGAAGGTAAAGAGACTGTTGCTAGTGGTTCGTTCTCTCACGCAGAAGGATGGCAAAGTGTTGCTAGTGGAGGAGATGCTCACGCTGAAGGCTATCAAACTACCGCAAGTGGTGATGCGTCTCATAGTGAAGGCGCTTATAGTAAAGCAGCCGGTGAGGCATCTCATAGTGAAGGTGTCAATAACTATGTTGGTGTAAAACAAAATAGTCAACCAGGTACAGGTGGAGGAACATCTCCATCTAATCCAGGTACAACTCCAAATGCAGGAGATGGTGCTCACGCTGAAGGTAGAGATAATTACTGTTATGGGCATTCAGCACACGTTGAAGGTGTACAAAATGTTGTTAATGGAACAGGTGCTCACGCAGAGGGCTTAAAATCTACTGCTACAGGAAACTACTCTCACGCAGAAGGTAGCGAGACAGTAAGTGATGGCTTATATGCTCATGCTGAAGGTTATAAATCATCTGCATCTGCTAATTATGCTCATGCTGAAGGAAATAGTACTAAAGCCACAGGAAATCAATCGCATGCTGAAGGAAATAATACAACTGCTAGTGGTAGTGTATCGCATGCAGAAGGAACATCTTGTAAAGCAGAAGGAGCTTATTCTCACTCAGGTGGCAGAAGTTCTACAGTGACAAGTGCATCAGAAGGTGGTTTTGCTCACGGTCGTGAAATCTATTTAAATCAACCATATCAAACAGGCTTTGGTCAATTCAACGAAGTAGATGCAGCTGCTAAATTTATGGTTGGTGACGGAACTGCTGACAGTGCTAGAAAAAATGCATTCTCGGTTAGAAAAAATGCTACCAGTGGAGAATATTCTATTAAAGTAGGTTCTGTTGAAATCACTGAAAGTCAATTAACTGCTTTATTGTCATTATTAAATTAGTTATCAGTTTAGATAACATTAATACATAGGATAATAATTATATTATTATCCTTTTTTATATTTCATGCATGTTTTACTTAAGGGTTTTAATGGTTTTCTTGGTTTTCATGAAACTATTATCATATATATGTATACGATTTTATCGAAATTAATAAAAACCATTAAAACCCTTAACTGATATTTTATAATTATTTAATTTTTTATATGGTTTCAAAAATATTTTATAAAAAATATCAAAAAACTATTTTATTTTTATTTTATTTATTATATAATAATTACAAGAAAGGTAGGAAACTACGATGGAAATTAAAGAATTTATCAGCAAAATTGCTGGCTCATGGGGCTATAAAATTATAGATACCTGTGATGATGAAGGAGATTACACAATATGTGTATTTAATAGAGCTGGCTCCTTCTTAATGTCATTTAGAGTAGATAAGTATGTTACGATTGCATATTCATTTGATGCCTCTAAATGCACATTACTTGAATTAAGACATTTTACAGAGAAGATTCATGAGGTATTAAGCAATGCCTAGAAACACTTATTATCGCGGTAGATTCATGATAGCGATATATAATTTAATTACAGAAGGAGAAACCCTTCTTGCTCTATGCGATAACCCTAGAGAATTTGCTATGTTCATGAAAATAACAGAAAATGATGCTTGGGTAATACTTAGCAACTTATTCTCACGTAAAACAAAATTTGTGAAGATAAGCGGAAAACTGAGAACTGTAGAATTTATAGAGGTAGAGAAATGAAAGACGTTAATTTTAAATTAGTTTTTTGTGCATCTAAACCACCTAAGATAACTGAAAAGGATATAGGTATTTTTAGAAGAATGAAAATGCCTAAATATATAATGTTAAAAGGTAGTAGGCAGCAAAAAATTATTGGTATTAACCGTAGAGAGGAGATAAAGAAATGAAATACATTAGAACGAAAGATGGAGTTTATGAAATAGAAAGCTATTATGAACCAAGAGATTACTATTGGGTAAAGCAAGATTGCGACCAACCTATTGGTAGTGATGAAATCATCAAACAAGCCGACAATATTGAAGAATTGTGTGATGAGTTTATAGTTGTAGAGAACGATTATCAAGTTGCACCTTACGGAATAAACACAAAAGACTTAAACTTAAAATTGTTCGTAAAAAACAACTATGATTATTGCAAAATCTTTGGTGCTATTTGGACAGATAGAGGTTTAATCTATGTTGCAAAAATGAACGATAAAGGAGAATTAGAATTGTTATGAGATTAACGAAGAAAATGCCACAAAATGAATATGATATAGAACTTGACAAAGTAAGAATTAGAGAAGATGTTTTAATGAAACTTGGTCAATTAGAAGATATTGAAGAAGAACTTGGAATTGACTTAATCACATTGTTAAAAGTTTGGGATGCAGTTTTGCAAAAAGAATATCTTTGGACTAAATATGACAATGAGTTAGATGAAACCAATGATATAGAAATTGGAGATGAAATGAACGGGTTGTTATATATTTATTTCTATTGGAGTGGTGGTAAACATTTGGTTTTATACCTTAAAGACTACGGTAAGACATGGGCATTAACTAAGGAGGAATTGTTATGAAAAAGAAGATTAAAGATTTAACTGATGAAGAATGCCAAAAGATTTGCGATAAATACCATAATTGTGATATATGTCCTTTATATGGAATAGCTGCTTGTTTAACAATCGGTATTCATATTCCGTTAAAGTTTGTTTCAGCAGAAGATTTAGAAAGAGAGGTAGAAGTAGATGAGTAAAGAATTAGAGGCACTTGAAAGAATTAAAGACACTATTAAACATCTTGATTATGGTTTTATTGATAAGGAAGATAGCGAAGATTTCAAACTCATTGAAACTGCACTTAAAAGGTTGGAAAAAATTGATAGCGAAATTGATGTGAATGAAACTGACTTTAAAAATACAGTTGCTTTATATGAATATTTTAAATATAACAAAGTTTCTATTAGTCAGTTAGAAGATATGATTAAGAAACTCAAAGCATTAGAGATTATTAAAGAAAATCTAAATATTGATGAAATATTACTTGCTGTTAAAGGCGTTTGTAAAGCAAGCGATTATGATTTAGTGAAAGAGGTGTTGTTATGAAAGTAATGAATATGACATTAAAACAAGTAAAAGAATTTTATAATAGCGATAAGTGTGATTGTCATTGTTCTAAAAACAACTATTGTCCTTTACACACAGGTAATTGTTGCTTATGTGATATTGTTGGTTTCAAAACTGATAACAATATAAAAGAATTATATAAAACACAATTAGGCATTGAGTTTGATGAAAACTTAAAAGTTGAAGATGTGATAAGAGCATTAAACAATAAAGAGGTGTTGTTATGAAAAACAGACTAAAAAAATCATGGTTTTCTTTGATTTGCTACATAACTGCTATTCTATTAGCAATATATTCTATTGTTGGTGCTTGGTTTTTAGATGATGAAACTTGGTGGGTGACAACTCAAATGTTGAGTGTATTAAGTTCTTGCCTGTTGCTAATTATAATTGGTGTTGCTAATCAACCAAGAAAGGAAACAAAAATAAGATGAAAGTGAGGAGTTATTATGAGTAAAGAATTAGAAGCATTAGAAAGAATTAATGAAATCGTGCTACCTTATAGTGAAGCAAAACAAGGTTATTTAAGACCAAGAGATGTTTGCCCTAATGAGTTTTCTATCATTGAAACAGCACTTAAAGACTATGAAAACTTGCAATTAAAACATAGTTCTATGCAAGATGTAGTATTAGATGATTTTAAGAAAATCAAAGCATTAGAAATTATTAAAGAGAAAAATGTATCTATTGTTTGGTTAAAAAATTGTAAAGATAGGTCAGAATATAATGATTTAGCCGACAAAGAAGAACAACTAACCCAAGAAGAATATGAATTATTGAAAGAGGTATTGAGATGAAAATAGTAAAAGCAAAAAAAGAATATAAATGTGATTTAACTAACAAAATTATTAGTGTTGGGGAGTCATATAAAAGGGTTAATATTCGTTGTGTTGGAATATTTCATTTCAAAAAAGAATGTAGTGATTATGCAATTAAAAAATATATAGATGAATATTGTTGCATAGAAGAATACCCAACACATCTCTGCAATTATGGAGAGAATGGGCTTGAATAGTAAAGAGGAGGTGTTGTTATGAGTAAATCAATTTTAATGGGAGGTTATTATGGATACTATTGAATTATTAGCTGAAATTGATATTCTTAAAAAACAATTAAAACCTTACAAAGATATTGAAGATGAGTTAGGTGTTGATTTGATTACTTTATTTAAGGCATTGGCACGAAAAAGAATATATATCAAAAAAGCATATTGTTGTGATGCTGGGGAAGAATATGAAATAAATGAATATCATTATATAAACGATATTTTCAAGGATAACACACCATTAAAAGAAATGCCCGAATATGCTGAACATCTATGTAATTGTTGGGCTTTAATATTCTATTGGCAAACAAGCGAAATAGAGGAAGAACAATGCGTAGTGAGAACAAAAGACTATGGCAAAACTTGGGCGTTAACAAAGGAGGAACTACAATAATGGATATTGGTGCGTACTGTAAAATAGAAGAACTAGAACATTTTCTTAAAGAGAATGATATTGAAATTAAGAGATTAAGAGGTATTCGATTAATGTCTCAAGAAACGTTAGTTTCAGAAAAAAACATAATTGAATTAATTGAAAAAGACAAGAGAAATTATCTTACTAATTGGTTACAGCAACATAATGACTGTTGGTGGAGCTCTCGAAAAAGCTTGAAAAAGCACAAAGCATTCATTTATGGTAATAAACATGGAAAAAAGGAAATAATTGGTTATGATTTCTCTAAGGTTCATGGAAAAGACAGAAAACATATCAAATTTGCTTGGAAGAAAATTGAAAAAAGATATCGTTCTCAATTTGAAATGTTCAACCAGTTTGTTGGTAAGAATGTAATGATGGTTCATGCTAGACAAGGTGGAGGAAACCGACCTTGGTATCCGATTGATACTAATCATCCAATGTATTTATGTGATGTTGATGATGCCTTTGACAATACATACTGTGATATCTATTATGATTTAGACAAAGGAGTAAAACATGACTTATAAAATCTTGCTAACTATATTTATTTCATTTAGTTATTTAACAGGACTATTTAAAAACTGTTTATTTTCAGACGAAAAAGTTTGTTTCTATACAAGTTTGTGGAGCATTGCTTGGAGAACTGCTTGTGTTATCTTTGTTTGGCAAATTTAAAGTTAAACTTATTTAGTTACATATTACAATATATGTGGAAAGGAAAACAAATGTTAACAGAATATTTAAAAAATTATCGAAAGAAACACAATCTTAGTCAAAATGAAATGGCTAAGAATTTAAAAACTAACCAAGGATACTATTCGTTAATTGAAACAGGTAAGCGTAAACCATCATTAGTTTTTATTAAAAAAATTGCAATGGTTTGTAATGTTACACCTGAATTTATTGTGAGTTTGTTATGATTTATACTAACAAATTAAATTTATCAGAAGCAATTGTTAATTCAGTTAAAGATAGCAAACCACCTGTTAAAGACAGGTATAGCGTTACAGAATTACTTAGTCCTACTAGACAAATTCAATTAACAAGAAAGTACTATGACAAAATTGAAGTTGATGTAAGTGATTGCGTAAACACATTGTTTGGAACAGTAGTTCACAGTATCTTAGAAGAGAATGCTTCAGAAGATGTTGAAACAGAAATTAAAATGGAAATCGACTTCGAAGGAGTTACTCTTGTTGGTAAATTCGATGTTCGTGATTTAAAAAATCTTGAAATTGAAGATTATAAGACAGGAAAAGTTTCCACTGTAATGAAACAAGATTTTGAAGAATACAAAACACAAGGTCTTGCTTATGCTTGGATGACTTATTTAAAAACAGGAGTAATCATAAGAAATCTAAAAATTGATATATTCTTAAAAGACTGGAGTAAAATCAAAGCAGCAGTTGTTGATAATTATCCTCAAACACCTATCTATGTCTACAAGTACAAAATTGAAGATAGCGATTATGATTATATTAGAAATCTGATTAAAAATAAAATCAGAGAATTAAAATCAGAAAAAATCATGTTGTGCTCAGATAAAGACAGATGGTACACAGGAACTAATTATGCAGTTTATAGAAAAGTAGGAGACAAAAGAGCTGCTCTTGTAACTGATAATGAACAAGAAGCACACAATTTCATTACGAATCAGTGTAATGGAACAGGAGAAATTCAAGTTCGTAGAGGAGAATATCTCAGATGTCAGTATTATTGTTCTTGTAATAAATTCTGTGAACAGTGGAAAGGAGGAAACTAATGCTTTCAGAAGAAGTAAAAAAACTTGAGGAAGATTACAGTAAAGCAATTGATAGAATCAAGTATTTGGAAAAAGAAGTATCTGTGCGAGATGCGTGGATGAAAACTGCTTCTAATGCTATGAAAATGATTGAGCCAACTAAAATCTATACTCATAAACAGCGCAGAAATACAACTGTTAAGTTCAAAGATGGGAGTCAACAAACAGTTAAACGTAGACCTGGAGAGAAAGATTGTGTTGAAACTGCTCTTGCTTATGCAGTATTAAAACAACTACTCACATCTCAAGAATTAAAAAAATTAATTGCAGAAAGAGAGGAACATTAATCTATGGGAGTACCAGTTCTCATTATGGGCCGTTCTGGCTCAGGAAAATCAGCATCTCTAAGAAATTTTACTAGAGATGTGGCGGTGGCAAATGTTAATAATAAGCCATTACCGTTTAGAAACAATGAACACATTAAAGTGTTTTATACTAGTGAATATCTTATGATTAAAGATTTCATCAGAGTAGCCTATGAAAAAGGAATTAAATCTGTTGTAATCGATGATGCTGGATATTTACTTACAGCAAAATTTATGTCTGGACACAGACAATCAAAAGGTAATTCACAATTTGATTTATACAATGAAATTGCTGATAATTTCTATTCATTGATTAAATTTATTGCTGATGAATTACCAGATGATGATATCGTTTATGTCGTAATGCACGAAGAACAAAACGAGATGGGATATTCTAAACCAAAAACAATCGGCAAACTACTTGATGATAAAGTATGTATAGAAGGTATGTTTACTATCGTTTTACACTCGATGAAGTTAGATGGCAAATATGTTTTTGCTACAAACACAGATGGTTTAGATGTCACCAAAACACCAATAGGTATGTTTGATACCGATTACATTGATAATGATTTACAATCAGTTGATAATGTAATTAGAAAATACTATAGCAAAGGAGAATAATTATGAAACCAATTGAAGGCTGGGACCTTATTAATGAAGCAGGAGAGTTTAAAACTCTTCCACCAAGTATTCAAGGCTTAAAAATCACTAAAATTGTGAATAATGCTGAGAAAGAATATTTCGAAGTTTACTTCGATATCACTAAAGGTGAATATGCAAACTATTTTAAAACACTTGAATCAAATGGAGTGAAAGACCCATCAAAAACTATTCGCTCATACAAAAATGCTGCTCTTCCATTCTTTAAAGGATTTATTACAGCAATCACTAAATCTAATCCTGGATTTGAATGGGACTGGAACGAACAAAAACTAGTCGGTAAAAACGTTATCGGTGTTTTTGGTGAAGAAGAATTTATCAATGATGCTGGTGAAGTTAAAACAACAGTTAGAATTCAAGAATTCCGTTCATTAGATGCCTATCAAAAAGGCGAAATCAAAATTCCAGCAGTTAAAAAAGTTACTGATAAAGATTGGGAAGATTGGAGAGCGAAACATCCAGTTTCTGGTGACTCAGCACCTGAATCTAAACCAGAACCATCTGTAACTAAGATTGACCCTGCTGATTTACCATTTTAATCATTATGGAATATCATACACTCAGCGGATTTGAAGAATTTAAAAACACAGAAGCGTCAAAGAAATTAGCAGATAGAGAGTATAATAAAGAACCTCAGTTGAAATTTCATAAGCAGAAAAAATTCGTTCAAATTATTCTCAATAAAGCACTCTTACGCTCAATGAAAGATAATGGTGTCTTCACATTTAAACTATTATTTAACGAGAAGACTAAGCAAGTTGCGATTAAATATGATAAAAGTTCTAATGCTATGAGCATTGTTAACAAGCGTACTAGAGGTGATGGGTCTCTAATGTATCAAGACAAGTTTGTCACTGCTACTATGCTACCTTTATTATCAGAAGATAGACCAACTAAAATTTATAAGTGTAAGTTTATTAAAGACCAACTAATTTATATCTTTAATTAAAGAATTAAAAACAGAATCGATAGAACATATTACCATTTACACGTCTAAGTATTTTCTCAGTTTTTTGACTCCTTATTTGACTTCGATTACATACATAGGATTTCGCGTTCTAGTGATTACTCAGATTGATGCTTCTCCTCTTGAGGGTTTGGTCAATCAAATTGAAGATACATAAAAACCAAACAGAGAATATATAAAATATTTCAATTGTATCTTCAATTATTGTGAAGAGGAAAGGTAGTTCGAGTTCAACTCTCGACCTCTTCGGTTTCCGACTTTCTAAAAACTTTTGAATAAGGAAGTTTTCCACAGGTTTATAATTATTCTTAGAAAAGGAAACTATTATGAATGAAAATATTGCTCTTAAAAATATTCCTAACGAACTAAAACTAAATGGTTTGTGGTGCGGATGGAAATTAACAGATAAAGGTAAAGTCCCATTTAACTTATTAACTGGACAATACGCTAAATCTAATGATGAAACAACATTCTCTACTTATCCAACTCTTTTAAACAACATTCACAAGTACTTAAAATTTGATGAATCTGGAAAGCAAACAGGTGGTGTAGGATTAGGTATATTCAGAGGATATAGTGCTATTGATATTGACCATTGTATTGATGAGAATGGTCAGATGTCTGAAATGGCCTTAGACATCATTACTTTCTGTAATTCATATACTGAATATAGTCCATCTAAAACTGGTGTTAGAATTATTTTTAAAACTAATGTTAAAATTGATAAGGAACTATACTACATTAATAATCACAACTGTGGTTTAGAGATTTATATCAGTAACAATACCAACAAGTTTGTCAGTATTACTGGTAATAAGATAAGTGGTGATGCAATTAATGATATTGATATTACTTATATTTTAAATCGCTATATGAAGAGAGGTCAGTTTAATTTAGAAAGCGCTCTTAAGAAAGATAGCAAATTAAATGAATTGTGGAATAAACAAGCACCTGGTTCGCATTCTGATGAATCAGAATCAGATATGGCGTTGTGTTGTAAGTTAGCATATTACTTACATAATGATGAACAATTGATTAGAGAATATTTTGAGAAATCACCATATTATCAAAGCAAAGATGCTGAACACAAAAAGAAATGGAACAATGGTTATGCTATTGAGACTATTAGAGGTGCTAATAATTTTATCGGAACAGTCAGTAATACACTACCAGTTAAGTCCAAATCATTCGACCTTAATGATACTGGTAATGCTCATAGATTTATTGATATGTTTGGTGATGATTTAAGATATAACATTGAAAATCAGTGTTGGATGATTTGGAACGGAAAATACTGGCAGTATGATGTTCAAGAATATGTTAAAAACTATATTGAGATACTAGCAGAAAAAATGCTATTTGAAACTAATTCAATAAATGATATGAACGAAAGAGTCAGGGCAATAAAAAATATCGAGCATCTATATAGTAGTGCAGGTAAAGAATCAATGCTCAAAGAAGCAAGACACATTAATGGTGTTCCTATTATGACTAGCGAATTAGATTGTAATAAATATCTGTTATGTACTGAATCAGGGGTTATTGATTTAAAAACTTGTGAAGTTAAAGATTTTAGAAGAGAAGATTTAATTTCAATGTCCACTAACTGTGAAATTGATTTAGAGAATGAACCTGTGCAGTTTCTCAAGTTTATTAATGAAATATTTGATAACGAAGAAGTTGTTAATTATGTTCACAAGGCTCTAGGATATTCAATCAGTGATTTAACTGTTGAGCAGTGCATGTTTATTTTACATGGAGATGGTAATAATGGCAAATCACTATTAATTGATATTATTAATGAAGTTCTTTCTAGCTATAGCGTTACTAGTAAACCACAGTTACTTACAGAACAAACTTATGGGAGTACTAATTCAGAAGAAATTGCTCGTCTTAAAGGTAAAAGATTCAATGCAGTTGAAGAAATTAAACTCGGAGATAAAATGGATGAGCAAATTGTTAAAAGATTAACTAGTGGTATCGGTAAAGAAGTTGCTAGATTCTTATACAAAGGTTCATTTGAATTTAATGTAACTTGTAAGATATGGATGGCAACAAACTACGAACCAGTTATTAGAGGAACTGATAAAGGTGTTTGGAGAAGAATTGTTAAAATACCTGTTCCTACTGATTTTGATGGAAAAGAAGACAAGTTTCTTAGAGAAAAATTGTTAGAAGAGAAACCTCAGATTCTTGGATGGCTTTTAAAAGGATGGAAGTTGTATCTAGAAGAAGGATTAAAGAAACCTGATGCTATCGTCCAAGCAATTAAAGATTATCGTGAAGAAATGGATATTGTTCAGCAATGGATTAATGAATATTGTGAATGCAAGCCATCATATTTTGAAAGAGCAAATACACTGTATGATAATTTCAGAGCATTCTGTCAGAGAAGAGACCAAAGAACAAATCAAACAGTGTTTGGTCGTAACTTAGGTAAGAAGTTTAAAAAGTATAATAGCGGTGAGGGTATTGTGTACATTGGTCTTAGATTAAAACAAGGTGCAAGCAATCTTGAGAAAAAAGTTGCTTATGAACAAATCCGTGTCAGTGAGGATATATAAGATGGAGTTTTATAAAACAGAGAAATCAAATCTTAATTTTCAAGACATGCCTCAAATAATATATAAATGGAATATTCCTATTTTGGTTGATAATAATCTAAATGTTATTCTAGGAAATAGTTTAAAAGATTGTTTATCTGACAAAGTATTCTTAGTTATTGTTGATTCATTTGATAGAGAAGTTTTGTTTGATGCTTTAAAAGAAATTGAACTAAAAATAGCTGAAGAAAATTCTAAAGAAAGAATTGAAATGATTTATGCTGAGATATACAATTTCTTTAAGGAAGTAAGAAAACCTAAGATAGAAACAGTTAGTTTATTCAGCTATCAAGAAGCAGAAGAAATAACAGAAGAAACTTATGTTGAACCGCCTGCATATGATTTTAATAAGCATGGAAAAGTTAAACTACAATTTAATGATGGCTGTGTTTTATCTGAAGAATTTATTGAAAAAGTTGTAAATGGAAAAGAAGTAGATATCGAAATCGATATGGAAATATTAAAGGAGTTATTATGAGAGTAAAATATGTTGTGAAAGTAAACAAGAAAGAACATTTATTTAACAGTAAAGAAGAAGCATATGATTTTATCGCAAGTAAATGTTTATCATCGCAAAAACGTTTTAAAAAAAATTATATTCGAGTTTGTACCCATCTTGTACTTGAACTTGATGGGCTTGCTGATTATAGGAGAACTGAATAATATGCAATTATATTTAGCCACAATGGAAAACAATGCAGATAAAGTTACTCATGGTAATTGTGAATTTGGACTGATGTCTTTCTTCTATCTAAAAAACAATCAAGAAAAATTTGACAGGATGTCTGAAAAACTAAATCACATTCTTGTTGATAGTGGTGCTCACTCATTCCAACATGGTCTTAAAGTTGATTGGGAAGCATATACTAGAGATTTTGCTGATTTTATCGCTAGAAATACAAACAATCCTAAGATAGAAGGATTCTTCGAAATGGATGTTGATAATGTTATTGGCTATGATAGAGTTTTAGAATTAAGAAAAATTTTAGAATCTGTTAGTGATAAAATTATTCCAGTTTGGCATAGAAATAGAGGTGTTAATGATTTCATTGAAATGTGTAAGAAATATTCAGGACGCCGAATTGCTATTACTGGATTCAAGAATAATGATATTACTGATGGTCAATATAATCTTTTTATTAACACTGCTCATAAGTACAACTGTAAAATTCATGTATTAGGTATGACAAGAGTTGATTTACTTAATTCATTAAATCTTGGTCTTGAAGATAGTTTTGACTCTTCATCTTGGATTATGATGGGAGCCTACGCAAATATACTTCTCTGTTATAATCAGTATGATAAATACATTATTGATTGTTTAGGAAGAATTCCAGGTCTATCATCTCAAAAACTAGCACCTGTTAATTATGTTTGTTATAAAAAGTTACAAGATTATTATAAAAATAGAGACCAATCAGTTAAACTTAACGAATAGTTATTATATAATAATAGAAACCTAAGAGGAAAGCGTTTAAATACTTGTTCGCAACCTAATCAAGTATAAAAATACTAAAGGAGAATTAGAATGAAAAAATTAGTAAGTTTAATCAAAACTTATGTTAGTGAATTCAAAAAAGTTCCTGCTTGGCTTATTGCTTTATCAGCAGTTACGACAGTTTTAATGAATTTACTAGCAAACAAAACCCTCTATAGTGACGGAGCATATTTATCAATTGATTGTGGATTGATGGTATCTTGGGTCATGTTCTTAGTAATGGACATTGCTACACAAAAATACGGCGGAAAAGCATCTTTTGCGATTACCATTTTTGATGTTATTGTGGCTTTAGCATTATCAGGAATCATGACAGGAGTTGCTGCTATTCCAGAAAGCGGAGTATCTGGTTGGTTTATGGGAGATGATGCTGCTTCAGCATTAAATGGACTAATCGGAAATAACTACTTAGTTATATTAGTTAGTTTATTCGCATTTATTTGCTCTAGTGGTGTTGATATTTTATCTAACATTACAATCGGAAAATTGTTCAATAGAGCAAAAGCTTTTGAAGGAGAAACAAACAGCAGAACATTTAAAGGATTTATTATTTATTTTGCTCGTGCATATGGTTCAACTTTCTTATCACAATTAACTGATAATTTAGTTTTCCAAATGATTGCATATCCTTGCTTGTTCACAATTCCGTGTACACCACTTAGTATCTTCTTAGGAGCAACATTAGCAGCATTAGTTGAATTAGTTGCTGAATTTGCTTTTGCTCCTGTTGGTTACTTGGCTATCACAAAAAAGAAAGAAGCATAATTCGATGAAGGTCATAGTATTCGATTTTGAAGTTTTTCCATACAATATTCTCTTAGGTGCTTATATTACGAATGAAAACAAGTACTATCAAACTTGGGATAAAAACAAGATAATTGAATTCTATCATAACAATATTGATGCGATTTGGGTTGGCCATAATAATACTGATTACGATAACTACATCCTCCAGGCTGTTATAAAAGGTAAAGACCCGTTTATCGTTTCTCAAGAAATTATTAGTAAATCAAAAAGACATTATTTGGATATCAAATTGAACTACTATGACCTTATGCAATTTCATCCAGCATCCTTAAAAGTTATGGAGGCTGCTGTTGGTAAAAATATTAGTGAATCTGAAATCGATTTTAATATTGATAGACCTTTAACGGAAGATGAAAAGGAAAAGATTGAATCATATAATAGAGATGATTTAGACCAAACATTCTTAGACCTCAAGTTATCTAAGAGTGAATTTCAATTAGGTCTTGATTTAATCAATGAATTTCATTTACCGCTAGATGCCTTGCACTATAGTGAAGCACAGTTAGCGGAAGCTGCTCTAAAAGTAAAGAGAAATGATTCTCTTATTGAAAAACCAGTGAGACCAATAGTTTATCCACAAATGAAGATAAATAATCCTGACATACTAGATTATTATCTCTCTGAAGGTTTTAGGACCAGTACAAAGCCTACCTTTACTATTTGTGGATTAGAACATCAGATGGGTGCTGGTGGAATACATGCAGGTCGCAAGAAATGTCATTATGATTGGGCTTATTATTTTGATGTTTCCGGTTACTACAATCTCGTGATGCTTAATTATAATCTATTCAGTAGAGCAATGACTGAAGAATCTAAAAAACAATATGAATTTATGTATCATGAACAACTTAGATTAAAAAAGATTGACCTAGTTAAAAGAGCAGTTTATAAGAAAGTTCTTCTTGCTGTATTTGGTGCTCAGATGAATGAGCATTCAGCATTCTATGACCCTTGGGTCGGTGCTCTTGTTCCTATTGTTGGTCAATTATTCTTAGTTGATTTATTAGAAAAATTAGAAGGCAAAGTTGAATTAATTCAAAGCAATACTGATGGTATCATAGCATATCCATTAGTTGAAGAATCAGTTCTCTTCGATATTGTTAAAGAGTGGCAGGAAAGAACAGGTTTTGTTCTTAAAATGGATAAAATAACTGATATCTATCAGAGAGATGTTAATAACTATATGTATAGAGATGACAAAGGTAGTGTTCACACTAAAGGAGAAGCAGTTAAATATTATGAATGCTGGGATAATCCTTTAGCAGAAAATAGTTATAATAGTAAAGAACCAATTATTATTCACTACTGTATTGTGGAATGGTTTATGAATAAAATAAAACCTGAATATACAATTGTTAAGTATGCTAAAGAACTAAGAATGTTCCAATGGATATGCAAGTTAAACAGTTTTGATTATTTAACTTTTGAATCAGAATTAACTGTACAAAAATTACAGAAAGTCAACAGAGCCTTTGCAAGTAAGGTTCCTGGAATGATTTATAAGAACAAAAAAGGTAAGCATGATTCTTATAGTAATCTATCTGATAAAGTATTTGTTTATAATGATGACCTTAGTAAATTAGATTCTCATATGATTGATTATGTGTATTATGCTAGAAGGGCATATGAAAGAATTAATGAGTTTTGTTAAACTTCTTCAAACACATAATATAATAATTGTGTAAGGAGAAAAACTAAGATGGTTTACTACTGGAAGTTTGAAATCGTACCTAACAAAGAAATTACAATTTATGCTCATAACGCTAAAGAATGCGATTTATTAGCAAAAGCCTGGCTTAAGAAGCAAGGAATAAAAGAGCATACATACAAAAAAGGAAATAGTTACTGTATCAAAAAAGACACACCTTTAGATATAGTTGATAAAGAAAAGGAGCATCTTAAGCCATGGTTAGAGGAAGAACAAAATTAATTAGAATTGATGAAAGAGGGCAAACTCAAGTTGATTTTGGTAGTGGTTGGGAAGATTGCTCTTCAGAAGAATATGATGAATTAAAAGCAGGTGGGTATGAAGAAATATGCTTCGAGACTATCAGCGAGACATATATGAAAAAATAAGATACTATCTTCAGTTTCATCAAGGTGTATGCGCTGTGCTACCTTGTAGGTCTGGTAAGTCATATATAATGAAAGAAATATGTGAAAAAGCAGCAATTAAAGGTAGTAAAGTACTAGTTTTAGCGCATCGACGATTACTATTGAAACAGCATTCTAAGATTCTAGAAAATTGTAGATTAGAATCTGTTTTTACTGAAGTTAATCATTTGGGAGAACATGGACCAGTAGACCTTATTATTATTGATGAAGCGCATATATCTGCTGCTAACAGTTATTTGAAAGTTTGTGAATACTATAATTGTAGAAGAATATTATTTACAGCAACTGCTAAAAGATTAGATAACAAACCATTATCTTTATGTTCTTGTATTATCAACGGAGTTAGTGCTGATGAACTTATTGAAAAAGGACTTATCGCACCATATGATTTATACGCTCCTAAATTAAACATAGATTTATCAAATGTTAGTATGTCTGGTTCTGATTTTAATAATGAAGAATTATCAGAAACTATGTGTGATAAGAAAATATATGGAGATATATTAAAATACTATCATGAATTAGCAGAAGGAAAACAAGCACTCGCATATTGCGTTAATATAAAACACAGCAAAAGTATTTGTGAATTATTCAACAATGCTGGTATTCCAGCAGTACATATGGATGCTACTACACCTGAGAAAGAAAGGGATGTCATAATGAATGATTTTAAATCAGGTAAGTACAGAATCTTATGCAACTGTAATTTAATATCTGAAGGCATAACTTTACCTGAATGCGATTGTTGTATGCTGTTAAGACCAACACAATCAGAAACACTATATATACAGCAATCTTGTAGATGTCTCACACCTAGAGAAGGTAAAAGAGCAGTTATAATCGATTATGTAGGTAATTGCTATGCGCATGGAATGCCTAGTGAAAAAAGAGTATATGAATTAAAACCTCAGAAGATTCGTAATTCTAGTAGAGAACCTGATGTTATTGTAAGAGAGTGTAAACAGTGCTTTAGAGTTTATGCTGGTGCTAGTCCTATCTGTCCATATTGCGGTGCTGATAATGGCAAAACTAGAAAACAGATAGAAATAGATACTAAAGCAGAACTAGAAAAGATTGAAGCTAGCAAAAGAAAAGCAGCAAGAATGGAAGTTGGAAGAGCAGATACTCTTGAAAAACTTGTTGAAATAGGAATAAAACGCGGATATAAGCATCCTACTTACTGGGCAAGGCATATTTTACAATCTAGAAATAAAAATATTTAAAAAAATTATTTTATTTTTATTTTATTTATTATATAATATATGTACATCATAATTAAGGAGTATTAGACATGAAAGAGTACAAGATTAAGTACAAAGTTAGTGTTTCAGAATTTGAAACATACACAGTATACTGCGATGAAAAAAATTTAGAAGAAAAGTTAGAGGAGCTTCTTTATCATTTTCAAGCAATGATTGATTGGATTGGCGATAGACCAGAAGGTCAAAGAGACTATTATGAATGCGATAATAGTATCTTAAAAGAATTTGGATTACTTGATAAAAATCAAGAAAACGAAGATAGAATATATGAAGCGTGGGGTTACTAAAAGAATTAAAAATATGAAAAGATACATCAAAGTCAATAATCGATGGATAGATACTCTTAGTCAACAAAAAGCAGGTTTCTATTACTACGAAAATGATAACATGATATGGTGTTTACCTGATAGCACAATGGTTGATTACATAGTAGGTAAACTACAAGAAGAAACAGATAACGCATCGGAGGTAACTAAATTATGAAATGCTGCATTTGTGGAAAAGAATTTAAAGGATTTGGTAACAATCCTAATGGTGCACTAGATTTATATGATAGACCTATTGATTTTAAATTCAAAGATAGATGTTGTGACCAGTGTAATCAAGATACAGTTGTTCCAGGGAGAATCAAAACATGGCTAAAGAGAAACTCATTGTTAAAGTAGAATCAGATAGTAATGTTTTTGAACAAGAAATACCATTTATTAATAAAGATATTAAAAAATCTATTCTAAGTTACTATAATATACTTGGAGATGGTTATTTTATCAGAGATTGGAGAATTGAAAATGAATAAAATAACAGAAAAAGTAGGGAGAACATTTATCTACTTAACTCCTAAAGATTACAGCGACCACATCAAAGAAATTGAAGCTGCTTCTGAATACATCTATAAAAGATGTAAAAATTTAAACTCGCTCGATTTTAATGATTTAAGTGCTGAATTTATTCAAATCGGAGGAACGCATAAACAGAATCCTAATTATATCATTCTATCTGTCAGATTAAAATCTGATTGGTCTAACTTAGATTTTTGTATCAAAGAATTTATATCTAAATGGAATGATATTTCTGATTCTGATATATCTGATTTCAACAAGTTTATTGAAGAAGGAGAAAAATATGGATGGGATTGATGCTGGATGCAAAGATTGTGCAGATAGATATGTCGGATGTCATGGTAAGTGCGAAAAATACTTAAAATGGAAAGAAAATCATAAAGAAACTACTAAGTTAATTAGAGAAGCTGAATTTAAAAAGAATGTGGGGTATTATCACAAATGAATTTATATTTAAGACAAAATTGGAGAATCTGGAATCATATTCGATTTCATCCTCTAGGAACAGTTACATTTCCTGAAGATAAAAAGGAGAAAACTGAAAAATGCGATGAAATATGGATGAAATTGTTAAAGGATGAAACTATTGTTCGTCATGTGATTCATAATCGTAAAGGTAAAGGAACTGATAAATATACTAGTACAGTATTATCAGATGGTAACTACTGTTATCTAGTTCATGTTATGAGAACCGAATACAATACTGATAATACAGATATTTATATGATTGAATATAGTGAATCTAATGTACAAGATTTTATCAATCTATCAAAATTTATTCATAAAAACATTAATAAAATTATTAATCATTCAGTTGAAGGAGCTAAGAAACTAAATGAATTAATTAATAAGCAAGAGATTGCTAAGGAAATAGCAGCAAAGGTAGATTAACTTACTATGTCTGAAAGAGAGCATAACATACAAAATGAAATAAGATTATGGTGCGGACAACATAACATTCTTTGTTTCAGATGTAATGTCGGTAAGGTTCAATGCGCTGATGGTTCTTGGTTCGATACAGGATTACCAGAAGGTTTCAGTGATTTAATTGTATTAGCAAACAACACGATTTATTTCGTAGAAGTTAAAACAAAAACAGGACAGCAACGCAAGGCTCAAATAGCATTTCAGAATACTGTTAAAGCCAGAGGTTATACATATATAGTTGCTAGAAGTAAGGAGGACGTAGAAAATGCCATTCTTTAATGGAAAAGAAGGAAGATGGATTACAGTTAAAGGTAATCATATATTTATTTCTGATGGTGAGAATGTTCAAGATGCTATTAATAAATTCTTTAATAGTGATTCATTTGATGATGATTACGAATATGATGATAATTACGAACCAGATTTCGACACATATTTTACTTTTGAAGAATATGAAGAGCCTAAGAAACCAGAACCAAAACCAGAACCTGAATATAAAGATAGTGATTATAAGAAAGAAAAATTAAAAGCATTCAAAGGTATTTGGGATGCTTCTTATGCTAAAATCAAAAATAGATTTATTGACCAATTCATGAGACACAAAGTTAATGATAAAGAAATGGAAGATATCTTATTTGATATGCTTAAGAAGAAAGATAAAATTCAAAGAGTATGGATTAAATCTGAATACACAAGTGGTGGAACATACTATAATAGGTTTTATAAAAAGATAGTAATGAACATTCAAGATAATAACGAAAATTATAGCCAAACAATGGGAAACTTATTCCATGAAATGGGCCATGCTCTAGATAATAATGGTGTTGGCAAATATTATTCATCTAGTTATGTTTCATCTAAACATGGTGTAACTCTTGCTCAGATGCTTAAAACTGAGTTATCTGAAAATGAATCTAAAATCGATGAATTGTTACAAGAATATCAAAATATAGAAAGATACAAAAATTTGCTTTACGATGATTGGAAAGCAGGTAAAATAACGAACGAATTCAGATTAAATGAAAAAGCAAGAGCCTACTATGGTGCTGCTCTATCAATCGTTGATACTGTTCAAGGAACATATGGTTTACAGTATGTCAGAGATAAATTCGGCAACTGGACTCATCCTGCTGGATATTTCGATTATGAATCAAAAGGTAATCCAGAATATGCTGAAAGTTGGAATGCTACTAACAGAGGAACAGAATTTTTTGCTGAAATGACTGATGACTTAGTCAATGACCATGAGCACATATTCAGTAACTTAATGAAAAAACACGCACCTAAATCAGTTGAAATATATTATGAAATTCTAAAGGAGATGTATGGATATGGAAGCAAGTAAAATCATTCAAGAATACGAAGAATTATTCGGTGAATTACCTCATTTACCTATAATGGGTAATTATGGTTCTATCTTATCAGAAATGCATGAAGCCATTATCAGAAAAAAACCATTAACTGATGATGAGGTTATTGAGTTGTTCGCTGATATTCCAGTGGACCAAGGTACTGAAATAGTTTCTGAGAAATAACCTATATATTCCTTTTCAAAGCCAGCATTAACTTTGCTGGTTTTTTTATTTATTTTTAAAAAACTATTTTATTTTTATATAAAATATTATATAATATATATGTCAGCCAAATAATAGGCCAAGGAGAAATACAAATGACACACGACGAATTACAAATCAGAATCAACAAAAAACAAGCCGAGATTGCTAAGACCAAAGAATTGCTCGAGAAGTATTTAAAACAATCAGATGCTGCTGAATGCGATATCATTAATCGCTTCTTACAATGCGGAGATTACTCATTGCATCGTCATCTAGGTTACAGCGAAGCTTGGAGCAAAGCTGTTCAATTATATGACTCTCGTAAAACCTTACAAAGATACTTAGACCAGCTCAAGATGCTTGAAATGCGCGAGCAAGAATTCGCTCAACTCCCAGCCATCCTCATTCAATTCAGAGATAACTTAATCGAAAAATGGGATATGTGGGATAGATGGAAGAGAAACGAAATCAGAACTGAATACCTAAATGAACCTCGTTGGACAGACCGTCAAGCCTATCGTGAATTCCAATCTAAGATGCTCGAGAAATGGGGAAGAGGCTGGTACGATTTTCAATACTTAACCGATGACCAAATTCATAAAGCTAACGTAAATGCTGCTAATTCAATCGTTGAAAATCTAGTTAACAGAACAAAGGAATTATGCGGAACCATCAAGGATTGCTCATGTTTATATCTCGATTCAGACAACCAAGGTTACTTAATCATCAACGGTATCATAATCGGTGAAAAAAGTAAAGCCAGAGTTGAATCAATCGGAGCAGGTGGATACAATATTCAAAGATATCACATCAGAGTTCTAGTCAAGGCCGTTAAATAACGGTCTTTTTTATACTATGTATACTTTTGAAATTTCTTAATGGTTTTAATAGTTTTTTCCTTTTTGATGAAACTTACATTATATATACATATGACTAGTTTTGTGAAAAATAAAAAAACTATTAGATACTATGTATCAACCCTTAACAAACCCTTAAAAAATATTAATAACCCTTAACAGGTAAGATGCGTACGAGACCATGCGTAACGCGATTATTATCGAATTGTACGCGTATGGTCTATTATAAATTTATCTTTATTTTTACACTTGGTTATACTAAAATATTACTGAGGTAAAAAAATGGCCAGACCTAGTAAATTAACAGAAGAATTAATAACTGAATTTTGCGATGAAGTAAGCAAAGGTTTACCGATTAAATACTGTTGTGATTATGTAGGCATTCACGAAACTTCTTATTTTGAATGGATGAAAAAGGGAGAAGATGATTTCAAGAACGAAATAGATTCACTATACTCTACATTCTGGAAGTCCATTAAAAAATCGTATGCGCAATATCTCATCGCTTCAAGAGAAATTATCCATAATGGCGTTTTAGGCTGGCAAGGTCGTTCCTGGTGGCTAGAGCGTACTAATCCATTCTTTATGCCTAAACAACAAATTCAAGCTGATGATGACGGAAAAGTTACTGTTGTTATTGGTGGTAAATCTAAGGACATAAAACGTGACAACAATAAATGATGAGGAATTATACCTCGAAGATTTCAGTGACATCTGGTTTACGAATTGCGATGCTAGATACAGAGCATTGAAAGGCGGTCGTTCAACTGGTAAAACATACAATTTTATCGGATTAGAAGCTTATTTTAAAATATTCAGTGACCCTAGGCGGAATATTTTGATGGTTAGACAAAATGATAAAGACAACGCACAATCTAATTTTACTATATTAAAAAATATCGCGCACAAGCTTGGAATTAATCATTTATTCAAATTTACAGTTAGTCCGCATAAAATAGAATACAAGAAAACTGGTCAGGTAATTCTATTCGGTGGTATGAATGATGTTGAGAATATTCAAGGTACTTCTGTTGTTACTGGTTATTGGACCGATATATATTTTGAAGAAGCTGCTCAGTTAAAGAGTTATGAGGAATTTCGTGTTGTTGATGGTTCTATTCGTATTCCTAATTATGAAGAAGATTTGAAAGTACAGATTACATTCTTGTTCAATGCTTGGGATGTAGGCCATTGGCTATATGAAGTGTTTTTTAAAGATAATTTAGAAGATGATGAATTAGAATTAGAAGATAACAGATATCAGTTCAAATATATTTCTGATTTCAATATAGGTTATGGTGAAGGTCTAGCATTACATATATCTTCATTATTCTGTAATCCTTATGCTTCAGAAGGTCAAATAGAAGGTGCTAAGATATTAAGAGAAAAAGCATATGATATTTACAGAGTCGAGGTTCTAGGATGCTGGGGTAATGTTGGTGATAAAACATATGCTCATTACAGCGAAGATATTCTTATCAATCCATTTGAATTAAGAAACATCGAATTAGATGCTGTTGTATGCGGAATCGATTTCGGTATGTCGAACGGTGAAGGTAAGATTAAGTATAGTGAAGATAATGCTAAGAGATTAGGTTCAGCCAATACAATGCAATTAGTTGGTGCTATGAATGATTGGGATGTGATAGTTCCATTGGATGAGTATTTCGATAGTAACGAAGGTAGAGGTCCAGATACTCGTAAAACCAGTCCGCAAATACAAGCAGAGATGGTTAAGAAAATTGGTGAATGGATTAGTGCTTATAATTTACCTGCTCTAGTTTGTTATGTTGATTGTGCTGATTCAGGTGGATTTATCGATGGTCTAGTGATGGAAGCAAAGCGTCAAGAAGTATGGAATGTAACATTCTTAAGCAGTTCTAAGATACCAATATTGACTCGTGTTTACTTCGAAAATACGCTTATGGCGCTAGGATGCTTAAGAATCAGTAAGAATTGTAAGAATCTGATAAGAGAGATAAAGAACGCAAGAAAAGCGAAAGATGGAAAGGTTAGAGAAGATTTCGATGACCATGCTATAAATGCATTCGAATATGCTTGGATTCCGATAAGAAAAAAATTACGAAGATGGAAAACCTTTAAAGACCAAAATGAATAATATATAATAAATTGTGAGGTACTAGTTTATGAATATTTTTGAACACATAAAAAATATAGTTTATAAGACGCTTGGAATAAAGAAACTTCCAAGTACACCAAATGATGATAGAATGGTTTTTATCAATGATGATTTGAAAATTCAGATTGCTAACTGGAGAGAGTATAAAATATGGTATTATGGTGACAGTAATGAAAAACTTAATTTCTATACTGGTAAAACTACTTTCGGTTACTTAGACAATCCGATTTACAACAGAAATAATATTAATATGTTCTGGAGTAAGTCATCTATTGAATGTAATATTAAAAGAGTTAGCAGTAGTTTAGCAAGAGCCATTATTGATACAACTGTTAATATTGTTGGTAAGCCTGTTATTGAAACTGATTATCCAGAACTAACTAGAGTGTTCGAAGTTAATGATTTTGGTTATAAGTTAGTGAACCAATTAAGAACGATGTCGCTTGTAGAAGGTGATGGATGCTTAAAAATTAATGTTTGTCCAGCATTGAGCGATGTTCCTTTATTTGAATTTTATGAATCTGAGGACTGGGAACCTATTAAAAAGGGCGGATTGATGCTTGGCATGATTTTCAAAACATACTATAATGATGAAAAAGGCAATAATTTTGTTTTGTTTGAAACTCGTTGCTTACATCCAGAAGGATGCGTAATCACATATGAATTATATGAATTAGATAAGAATAATGAATTATCTAGAGTTAATTTTGATGCTGTTAAAGAATTATCTGAATTACCAACGGAACCAATGCTTATTCCAGTGAAAAGATTATTCGCTAGACCATTAATGTATTACTATAATCCATTGAGACCAGATAGAGGTAAATCAATGTATGATGGTATTATTGATTTGCTTGATATGCTCGATGAAGTATTGTCGCAATTATCACAAACAAACAGAGTTAGTACTCCAGTTGAATATTACAATGTTGATGTATTAGAGAGAACAAAGAAAGGTAAACCTGTATTGCCTCAATTGTATAACAGACAGTTTGTTGAAGGACCAGGAGATACTGATGCTGATGGAATTAATAGTGGTGATGGAATTAAAACTACTCAACCAGATTTAAATTTTGATAAGTATTGTGAATTAGCAAAACATCTCATTGATGAGATTCTTATCGGAAGATTGAGTCCGTCTAGCCTTGGTCAAGATGTTTCTAAAAAAGATAATGCTGAGGCTCAAAGAGAAAAAGAGAAGCAATCAATTTTCACAAGAGATAATATCATTGATAGAGAAACTAGCTTTATAAAAGGAGTTTGCGAAGACGCTGCTATCATGGATAATTATATTAAAACAGGCGAATTCATTGATATGCATTTAGAGGTTACAGTTAAATATGATGAGTTTGCTAATCCATCATTTGAATCAGAGTTAGAAACTCTTGGACCTGCTTGGTCTCAAGGACAGATTAGTACAGACAAATATGTTAAATTATTGTGGGCTGGAAAATTAAGTCCTGAAGAGATAGAAGAAGAGAAAAAATGGCTTGATGATAATAAACAACAAGACAATATTGATTTAGAAGGATTGATGTCACATGCGTCAGGAAGTAGCAAGAATATACCAGAAGAAGGACAAGAAGAAGCAGGAACTTCTGAAGTTGAAGAATAAGTGCTTTGCTAAGATATATAGCATGGTACTAAATAGTGAAAATATTAGAGATATTCATAAACAGTTGTTTAAAATGACAATTTCAGTACCTAGAATGTACTTATTTATGGAAAAAGTTTCTAATCGTTCAGTTAAAACTATTAATCGCAAGCAAACACAAGATAGTAATGCTAGTTTGTTATTACTATTATTTATGCAATCTCACTATAACACAAAGGTTCGTAAGTTAATTAACCATG